GATGATCGGCTCGATCAGATTCCCTTTTGCATCAATTTTGAACCCGTAAGAGATCATCAGAACACCAGCCCACCGGCGTGCCGCCATGTCTGGTAGTGATTGAGCATTGACAGCGAATCGGCAATCTCGCGTGCGCCCTTGCTGGTCACGCTCTGCTCGGTTGTGCCGATGCTTTCCACGATGCCCATGTCGCGCTCGCGGTAATGAACGCGCGCGATTTCCATGCACGCGACGCGCACATCGTTTGGATATTCGATGTGGTAGATGGTGGTCGCCGTAAGATGCGTCGCAGCAGTAGTGCCGTTCACGCCACGGATGACGGTCAGTGTCTTGTTGTTCGGCGTGAGTGCCGTGATATACATCTGCTCATCGTCGACCTTGATGGTCACGCCGACCGCGAGCGTCCCCGCGATTGAGACCACCACGCTCGTCGCCGTCGTCGAGTTGATGGCGCCGTCGAGCGTGCCGTTGCTGTGCGACAAATCCTCCCAGCCCCACGTCCCGGCGATCGAGAGCACCTGCTGACCTGAGCCAAGCGCCTTAGTCGTGTTCTCGGTGAGCTTCAGACGGTACTTCGGGATATTGTTGTACGGCTCAAGGATGTAGTCGTTCGCTAGGCCAGCGGTGAGCGTCTGGCTCGTCGTGCGCGCCGAGTCAGCGTACGCCGTGACCGTCGTTGCAGAAATGAGCCATCGGTCGAGCGGGACAACCGACGTTCGGTATTCTGACGTTGCGATGCCGACAGCGCGCTCGTATGAGCGCGGGTCATAGCGCAAATCGCCGGAGCCGAGGTCGTATAGCCTCGTCTCGACGGTCGGCCCAAATGTGCCGTCGGAACCCACGTAGTCGTCAATCATGCGCGAGGCGTGTTCAAGCAGGTTAAGCAGCGTCGCCTCGTCCGCCGACCAGCCGGACGAGTAGTTAGAACCGGCCAGATACGCGCGGAACTGGTCTAGGTCTGCGTAGCTGTGATAGACGTGGAACGCGCTCACTTCGTCACCTCAGCTGTCAGCATTTTGTCCTCGTCCCTCACGTTTCTGATTGCCCACGGCTTACGCCGGTGCGGCGCTGCTGGCCGGAGTCGAAGGCAGACCCCGGCCAGCAGGTCGCGGAGGCGGAGCGGGGAGGGGTCGCTCACGCCCGGCATTAGAATCGGCGTCCTCGCCGCTTAGGAGCCGATTCTGCGCCCTCATCAGGCGCATCGGCAGTCTCGGCCGGCTTGTCATACTCCGACGCCATAATCGGAGCCTGAGAGCCGCCAGAGATAGCCTTGAAATAACCGGCGTACCGCTGCACCACATCAGCGGCCAGCTCGTACTCGAGGCCGGCCTGGTAGCTGTTGTCAGCGATGCGCCGAGAGATGGTGCAGAGGTACTTCGGCATTAGACGCGCATGTCTCCGTGCAAAATGACCATCGCCGAGCTCACGTCCGTAGCCTCGACAGCGGTCAGCACAACCTTCACAAACGGCTTGCCATCCGGGAAGTCAAAGTCGACGTACTGCACGGTGTTGTCGTCCGACGGACCAAAGCCGGCAACAGCCGCGCCGCTAATGTCGGCATACGAGCCGCCAGACGTGGCGGACGCCTGCACCTTAGCCGTGATGGCGCCGGTGCTAGCGGTGACGTTGCCAGCGTACACAACCAGCGTGCCGCTCTTGTAGTTGGTGCCGTCAATGGCGTTGGACAGCCCGCCAGCCGGGTTGACCGTACCAGCGCGCGCAGCAGCCAGAGGCGGGATGGCAGCAAACGGGGTCGCCCCAACGCTGCCCTGCCGGAACATCGGCATCTCAAACTCCTGTCTGAGCGCCGATCGGCTGTGTTACCAGCCGACCGGCGCGCTGTTAGTTACGCCTTGACCTTGAAGATGCGGAAAGCGTCCGCCAGGCCGACGCGACCGTCACCACGCTTGCGCATGAAGAAGCCGACCTGGTCGTTGGCACGGTAGACCGAGTCATCACGGGTGACGCTCATGCCCACGCGGTCGATCAGGTAGTAGTTACGCCAGTCGCCGATGCAGCCGAGCTCCTCCGCGGAACCAATGGCCGCGCCGTTGTCCCAACCAGTGCCGTCAAACGCGACAACCGGCTTGCCCGCGATCGGGCCTTCCGGGTTCTCGCGCAGCGACGAGAGCAGGTGGACACCAGCCGCCGTCGTGCCAACGCCGGCCAGGTAGCCGAGGAAGCTCGACGAGGTCGAGATTGCAGCGTTGGTGCGGAACTGCGCCGGCAGGTCGAAGTACCACGCCAGGAAGTCCGCAACGGTCACGGCGTTGTTCGCCGCGGTATCCGGGCCATCAGTCGCCGAGGTGCGGATGCCCTCAGGCTCGGTCGTGCCGTCGCCCTCGATGATCTGCTGGTCCTCGTAGCGGCCAGCAGCCTCGGATGCGATCTGCGCAAGCAGAGCCGGAAGGTTGGCCTGCGCGTCCTCGAGCAGTTCGGCGGAAACCTTCACGGTGCCGCCGCTCTTGCGAACGGTGAACGAGACCTGGCCAACGGTCGGCGTGTTGTCGCCGTACGCTGCCTCCTCGGCAATCGCCGCCCACGTCATCGAGCCAAAGGTCGGGAAGTAGCCGTCCTTCAGGCCAGTCGTGACGACGGTGCAGTACGGGCGGTGCAGACCACCAGGAACGCCGGGGTTGTGGATGACGTTCGCGCGGTAGTCCTCCGGCACGAAGTAGCCGCCCTCATTATCGGTGTTCTCCTGCATGGCCTTGACCTGGGCAGCGGTCGCCGTGCGCCAGAAGTTGCTCGCGTTGACCGAGCGGTCGGAGAACCAGCTCTTGAACGTCTCGGCGTAGAACTCCGCCTCACCCTTGAGGTTGGCGCCCATCTTTTCGCGAACCCACGTCGGCTGAATCGCCGGCGACAGGCCCTTGATGTAGCCGGACGGGACGTAGTTGGCATCCGTGTGCGAGCGGAACGTGCCGTCGGCGCGCTTGATGTTCAGCGCGTCCATCTCACGCTCGGCGGTGACAACCGGAACGTCGTTCGTCGGGCGGTTGAACTCACCCTTGAGGAACTTCAGCTGGTCGACCGCGTCCTGCGCAGCATTCGCCTCAGCGGCGAGCTCCTGCGCGTCCTCGATCATCTTGCGGCCCTTGCTGATCTCGCCAGCCTGAATCGCCGCCTCGGCCTGAGCCAGCAGGCCCTCGGCCTTCTCGCGCATCTTCTCAACCTGAGAAGCCATGTTCGTAACCCTTCGTCTATTCGTTTATTCGTTGCTGTTTGCGTCTGCGAGCAGCAGACGTGCGATCTGGATGCGAGCCAAAGCCAGCTCTGCGGCAGTATCCGAGGCGCTCAGCGTGTCGGAGACCGTGGCAGACCGGAGCTCAGGCGGCTCACTACCAGCGTCCCGGAGATGAGACGCAAGGTGCTCGTACACACCATCGATGTCCGCGTCCGGGATAGTCGTGCCGCCACGCGCACCGTTCAGGACTGCAATCCCGGTGATGCACGCGCGGACGTTGGCAGCGCCGACGTTGCCGTCGGCGGAGACCTCGTGGTGAATGAATCGGTACGAACCCTTCAGGTCAGGGTCAGCACCATCGTCGACATACGCGAATGCGTCCTCGTATGCCATTCCATCGCCGAGCGGGAGCCGCGCCTCAGCGGACGGCCCATCCCACGGCGAGTCATCGGTCGGCGTCTCGTGAGGCGGGAGCGCCTCCTTGCGCGCCAGCGTCGCAGCCTTCGCCGCGATGGTCGCCGTACCAGGCGACGCGCCGCGCAGCACGCTCGAGACCTCGACCCAATCGAGATTGGTAATCCGGCGCACGGTCTGGCCTGCCTCGCGGACAACCTTGACTGCGCCAGACGGGATGTTAAAGCCGACCGACCACTCGCGGACGAACCCGCCTTTGATGTTCGAGAATGCGTCTCGGCCGGCCTGCGTGTCAAGGTTGAACTGGATGCGCGTCCAGAGTTTCGCGGTGCCGTCGCCAATCTCAACCGGACGCGCGGCGATTACTTTGCCCACAACCTGTTTTGGGTCGTGCCCAACCAGCGCCGGAATCGGTAGATTTGCGTAGATGCTTTCGTCGAATGCGTACGGCTCAATAATGTCGCCGTCGAGGTCGATGGCGCCCATCGTGTTCGTGAACGCTTCGACGATGCCCTGCGACTCGTCAACGACCTTTACGTCTGAAAGCTGCGCGTTCTTGCGTTCCATCGTTTAGGCTCCAGCCGTCAGCGGCAGATTCATTTCCTCAGCCTGCGTGAGCGAGATCGGCGTCCAGGTCAGCCGACAATTTGGGTGCGAGTAGACCGACGAGGCATCGTCGGCGGTGTAGACCTGTCGGTGCCGCTGGATGCACGTCCGCCCGTCCGTGCCAATGTACGTGTCGCCCGGGTCGCCATCTGGGTCGTATGCGCGCATGTACCGGAGCCCCTGCTGCCGGTAGTAGCCGACAGCGGTCGCGTTCTGCGCCCGCATGACCTCGGTGCGCGCAATCGTGCGCGCTCGGTTGCGGTAGGTCTCCTCGACGAGACTATTGATCCCGGGGAAATCCTCGCCGGGAACGCCGCGCGCAATGCGCTCGATGCTGTAACCGCGTTCGATGCCGACCTCGATTGCGCGCGAGACTGCGTCGCGCGTCACCCCGTCAATCTCGGCAGCAGCGGTCTCGGCGATGCCGATGAGCTGCGCCACGATCGGCATGTTGTCGCGCCACTCGATGACGCCAGCCACACCAGACGCCGCGATAGTCTCCCAAGTCGCCTTAATAATCTTCTCGTACTCGCCGCCCATGACGCGCTCAAGCTCGTTCGGCGAGCCAGCCGGGAACAGCATCTCGACGGTCAGTTCGTCCGGCGCAATCTTCGCGGAGTCGGTTGAGCGCGCCATCTGGCGCCCGAGCACGCCGGCAACACGCGACCGGAGCTGCGCGAAGTACCGCTTCATCAAGCGTTCCATGTCATCAGTCAGCTGTTCGCGCTCGACGTTGAGCTGGTCGCCGAGACGCTGCGAGCGCGGCAGAGCTCGCTCCTTGATGACATTTTCAGCGAGCAGGCCGGCTCCGAGCTGCTTCAACTCGTCAACATTCGGTGCCGCGAGCGCAGCAGGTTGCGCGCTCATAGCAGCGCCGTCCGGGTCGACCTCGACGACGTTGAGCGGTACGCGGCGCAGGTTGCCACGGTCAACCGGGTCGTAACCAAGCACAGCACGCGCTTCGTTCAACGTGACGATGCCAGCCTGGTACTGATCGACGGTGCGCTTTGATACCGCGTCGGCGTCCTCCTGGTACGCGCGGACACCCTTCATGTCCGCCTCGACCTCGACCTCGCCGTTTTCGGTCTCAGGAATCTCCAACACGCGCTCGAAGAATCCCTCGATGCGGTGAATCAGCGGCGAGACGGTCTCGTCCCAGAACGCCGAGCGGGCCTGCTCGTAGTTGCTGTACGTCGATGCGTCCAGGCCAGACTGGAGCCCGAGCAGGATCGGCGGCACGCCGAACGCCGCGCAAATGCGCGTCTCGGTCTGCGTGGTGATGGTCGAGGCGTCCATGTCCTTGATGTTCGGTGCGACCTGCTGATATTCGGCGTCCTCGTCGAGCACCGCGATCCCGTGCCATCCGCGCGGCCCGGAGAACGACGACCGCCACTTCGTGCGCGCGGCATCGGCCTCCTGCTGCGACGTGATGCGCCGGTTGACCTTGAGGATGCCAGCCGGTACGCCGGCGTTCGAGAAGTAGGCGCGCAGGAACGTCGAGATGCTGCTGTCGAGGTTCACGTACCGCGCGACGACCTGGAGCGGCGACAGCCCGTAAACGTCATCGTACGGGTTCGGCAGTTTCAGGTGCGCCACGTCCTCGGCGGCCAGCGTGTAGATGCGGCCATCGAGCGTGTATTCGTAGTACGCGACCGTTCCGTCGTTGCCGATCTGCACCTTGACGCGGTCGGGACGCAGCAGGCGCAGCCCTACGATGCGCCGACTACCGTTGCGTACGCGCATCACGTAGGCGTTGCCGGAGACCATCAGGTAGACGACCAGCGTCTCGACGAACTCGGCTTGTTCCTGACCATCGTTCGGATGGTCGAGCAGGAACGCGAGCTCGTTCTTTATCCGCTCCGAGCCGCCGTCCGGCAGCTCGCGAATGAGCCGGTACTCCGGCATCGAGGCGGACGTGGCAATCTCGCGGATGGCAGCGTTGACGACCGCGTTGGCGTTGTAGCCCTCAGCGGCAAACGCGGCATATGCGCCCTGAGCGTTGCCGTAATCGTACTGAGGCGCGATGGGAACCGAGGCAGCGATGACCTCGCCCTGCTTCAATTCGCGCGGAGCAAGCAAGCGATCGAGGATGCCCAATATCGAGCTCCATGTGATGAGAGATGGCCGATCTCATCAGGGAGCGTATTGTCAATATCAGAATCCGTCAACCTTGTGCAGATTTCACCAGATACCAGGCCCAGGAGAATCTAGCATGGCTTCGGTGAGCGCATGTACCAGCGCGTCAACGCGGTCGTCGTGCTCACCACCGTCGCCGGTGAAACTCGCCATCTGGTCCTCGAGCTCCGGGAACGCGCCAACGTGGTGGATGCGCCCCTGCTCGTACAACGCCGCGACCGGCTCGGCGCGCAGCCGCTTGCCGCGTGCTGCCCGGATGCGCTTGACCGGCACGGTCTGGTCAACGGTTCCGAGCGTGAATGACACCATTTCGCCGCCCTGATTGTCCTCGACGACTAGCCGGTCGGCCTCGGTCTCGTGGTATAGCTGCGCCGCACGCCGCGCCCATCCGTCCGGCGACAGCCGGCACGAGCGGTCATGCAGCACGTAACCGTGACCGTCAACTCCGATGCCCACCGCTACGATGCCGGTCTCGTCCGATTCCGGCCCGCTGGTCGCAGCCGGGTCAACTGCGACAATCACGCGGTCTAGTTCCGGCATGGAGCGCACGCGCAAGCCGTCCAGCATGCCAATCGTCCAGAGCGCGCCCGGCACGTCCTCGATGAGCTCGCCCTCGAGCTCTTGCCGCCCCAGCCGCGTCCCCTCGTACCGGCTGATGATGGTCTCAAAGAACGTCGGCGCAAGGTTGGCGCGATTATCGTAGGTCGTGCCGCGCGTGGTAACGGTTGTTGGGTTATTGATGATTGACCGCACCAGCGGCGTCGGCCTCGGCGTCGTGGTGACAAGCGCCCGAGGGTCGGCGCCGAGGCGCAGGCCG